CAGCAAGACCTTTTATCTTAATTTCAATGTCTTGCAAAGTTTTGAAGTGTCTTGGTGTCCCGATATAATATGGACCACCATAATTTAAGCGACGAGAATAAAGTATCCACTCACCGAGATATTTTTCCAACTCATAACCCGTTTGTTTCCAAGTGAAAGAATAAATCCCGTTATCTTGTAATGTGATTTCCAATGTCTGTGCCATTTCAATCCCCGTCTAATTAATTACCCTACTCTTATAGTATATCAAGTCTTGGTTAATTTGACGTTAACAGTTTCGCGGTTTTGGTGTTTACGTTTCCAGCCTTTTAAGTTCGCGTTTTATTCTCTCGGCCTTAATCGTTAAATATACAATTTGACGCAAAAGAATAGCTTCCTCTGCTCTATACTCTGGACGGGCGCGGAATGTATAGGCTGGTGGTATACCCACCGTGAAGTTGGGTAAATCTAAAATGGTTTGTGCGATTGCCCAAGTCTTACAGTGGACTTTATAGAGCGATTGGGTTGTGGTATCCATCATATCATCCTTTAATTGTTTGGTTCTGCTTTATATTGAATCTTCCAACCATCATGGTCATAAAAATAGGATTTATCTTGGGCGGGGAAATATGCCCCACCATTAACATTGAGGACGGCCTCTAAAAAATCGCGGACTTGATCTTTGGATTGGTGAAATTTAATAGCCTCCCATTCCAAACCCCCGCGCTTTTTGAATATTGTGAATGTCATTTATCATTCCTCTCTTATTCATCATAAATTGCACAATACCAACTGGTGCAAGGTTCGAAGTAGTATCCATGCTCGGCTAAATCTTTTGTTAATTCATCAGACAATGTAAAGCCAAACTCATGATTGATGGTGGAATATAGATCACCACCGTCATAAACAACAACCAATTTTGATGTTAGACCGTATTCCCCACCCTTTTCTTTCCATTCTTTGGGGGTATAAAAGGTTCTACACCCGCCAGTTTCACATCCATGGCGCTTCATGAAGTCCTGAATAATCTTTCTTGGTGTTTTCTTACTCATAATCTGATCCCTTTCTCCCCTTATAGCTGTTTTCTATTTCAATTGGGCTAAACACTAAATCCCGAACTTTTTCGCGGTCAATAGTATCACCCTCAAAATCTTCGATTTTCCCGATGGCGGTGATGATATCCTCATCGCTTGCAATCCGAGTCGTTGAATATAATCCTGTTGGGCTATGAAAATCATTAAAATATTTAATGAATGTTTCGATTTGATTTTCCATTTCTCAATTCCTTTCTCAAAAACTCCCTACTCTTATAGTATATCAAGTCTTGGTTAATATGACGTTAAGACTTTTACGATTTTGGTGTTAACGGTTTTATCATTATGGTGTGACCGTTTTGTTCAAGTTCGGCATTTCCTAAATATCCACATAAAGAATAATTTAAAATACACATCCGTTTAAATGCGGAAAATAATTAGAAAAATAGGGAGTATATAAATGCCTTTTCAATTATCGCCAGGTGTTATTACTACAGAGCGCGACCTAACAACAATCATTCCGTCTATCGCTACGACAGCGGGTGTTTATTCTGGTGCCTTTCAATGGGGACCTGTGCTTGACCGCGTCTTAGTCGAAACAGAACAAGTATTAGTATCACAATTCGGCAAACCCGATAATGATACAGCCACATCCTTTTTCACAGCCTCCAACTTCCTCTCTTACGGGAACAACTTAAATCTCGTTCGTGTTGTTGGTGATGAAGCGGTGAATGCATCAAGTTATGCCGAACAAGTTATCGAAACATTCGATGGTGACGGTCTGGATGTCACATTTTCAACAGTCGCGACATTCTCTCCATTCCCATCAAGTGCGAACCTTCGCGTGATCGTGGACGGTGTTCTTCAAATCGAAGGCGGATCAAATGATTACACATTCGTAGATAACGCTGGTGTGATTGATATTACATTTGATGTTGGCTCTATCCCCGCAATTGGTGTTGATAACATCGTTGTGGAAGTCTTCGCCAGTCAAATTGACAATGAGGGTGATTTTGAAGCTCAAATTGATTACGCGGCTTCCGTCTTCGGGAAATATCCTGGAGAATCAGCAAATGGTCTTGAAGTGTGGGCGATTGATTCTGTGAGTTGGTTGACACTTACAGCCGATGAACAAAACAATTTCACTGGTGCGCCAACGGGGGATGAAATTCATTTCATGGTTCTGGATGCTCTTGGAGTATTTACGGGCGTTGCTGGAACGGTTCTTGAGAAATACGAATATCTCAGCACAGTAGAGGGAACTCTCGGTGATGATGGCTCTGTTATATATTATAAAGAGCGTATTAACCAATCAAGCCGTTATATCTGGTCAACAGGTCAGATTGTCGATTTTGTAGATGGTAAGGCGACTTTAGCTGGGGCGCGTGATGATAACACAGTAACAACAGGCAATCGTATTGCTGGGTATGATTTGTTCATTAACCCTAATGTTGTTGATGTTTCCCTTATCATGGCGGGTGAAGCTGATAGCACATTGATTTCATATTTGATCCAAAACATCGCCGAAGTTCGTAAAGATTGTGTTGTGTTCTGTTCACCGCAGAAAATTGATGTTGTTAATAACCCATTGGATGAGGTTGATGACTCCATCACATTCCGCGAATTACTTCCATCAAGCTCTTATGGCTTTATGGATAACGTATGGAAATATCAATTTGACCGTTATAATGACATCTTCCGCTGGATTCCAGCGAACGGGTCTGTAGCTGGAACAGTCGTGTTCACAGATCGAGCAACTGATCCTTGGTTCTCACCGGGTGGATTTAACCGCGGACAAATCAAAAACGTTCAAAAACTGGCTTATAACCCAAGCGAAGCTGAGATGGATCGTTTATACCAAAAAAGTATTAATCCAATTGTCGCCTTCACTGGTGAGGGTACAGTATTGTTTGGTGATAAGACAATGTTGGCTAAGCCTTCAGCGTTTGATCATATTAATGTTCGCCGCCTGTTCATCGTATTAGAAAAATCTATCGCTCGTGCCGCACGGTACACACTCTTTGAGTTTAATGATGAGTTCACAAGAGCGCAATTTGTGGCTCTAGTTCAGCCTTTCCTTGAGGATGTTCGCGGTCGTCGCGGTATTATAGATTATAAAGTTATTTGTGACGAAACAAACAACACGGGTGAAGTTATTGATAGAAACGAATTTGTTGGTGATATTTACATCAAGCCGAACAAGTCAATTAACTTCATTCAGCTTAATTTTATCGCCGTTCGATCAAATGTTAATTTCAATGAGATTATTGGCGCATAAGTAATAGTAAAGAAGGAATAAATAAATGGTAGAAATGGCAGTATATGACTTTCTGGCTAATCTGAAAGGTGGGGGCGCAAGACCCAATCTGTTTCGTGTAGTCATGGCTTTCCCGCTATTCACACAAGACACAGGTGAAGAATCCAAAACATTGAGCTTTCTATGTAAGGGCGCTCAATTACCTGAAAGCACGGTTGGCCAAATCGAAGTGCCTTTCCGTGGAAGACAAGTCAAAATACCTGGAGATCGGGTGTTTGCAGAATGGACAATCACAGTAATCAACGACACAGACTTTCAAATTAAGAAAGCGTTTGAGCGTTGGAGTAATGAGATTAACCAACACCGCGAAAATCAAGGTCCAAATAATCCACAAGAGATCATGTCGAATGCTAAAATTGAGCATCTTGATAACAAAGGTGACGTTGTAGCTTCCTATGATATGGTTGGGATATGGCCGTCCGAAGTTGGCGCGATTGAATTATCGTATGACAGCACAGACGAAATTGAAGAATTTCCAGTCATTCTTCAGTACCAGTTCTGGGAATCAGATACAACCACATAAAGATATCTTGTAATAGAAAGATGGGGGCGAAAGCCCCTTTCTTGATTCTAATCTATTTTAATTACCTAAATACAAACAGAATTAAACAAAATAGGTTTTATAATGGCGATATTTAATTTCCGCGACTTATTCGGCTTCAAGAATAAAGAGAAGCCTAAAGAGAATCCAAATAAACAAACATTTGTTCAAACCGATGCCGAAGGCGCTCATACTATTGAGTATACAGGTGGCGGGTTTTTCACGAACGTATCGACACTACAAGTAGAAGATACGCTTCGCCGCGTCTCGCAACAAATCATGCGTTACCGTGCCATTGCGCTTCACCCAGAAGCGGCGGGTGCCATTGAGGATATCACCAATGAAGCTATCACATCATCCAAGACAGAAGAGCTTGTCCAGATTGATTTAGAGGCTCTTGATGATGTTTCTGATGCTGTAAAGGATAAGATCAGAGAAGAATTCGAATTGGTTTTGGAACTTATCAATTATAAAAAGAAATCCTACGACATGTTTCGTGATTTCTATGTTGATGGTCGCTTATACTTCCATAAGATATTTGATGAGAAAAAAGAAAAAGAAGGTATCTGTGAAGTTCGTCAAATTGATGCCACATCTATTTCAAAGGTGGTTGAGCTTGAAAAAGAGTTGGATCAAGGAACCAATGCCGAGATCATCAAGAAAACTAAAGAATATTATGTATATAACAGAACTTATGCACAACACCACAGCAACCAGAAAACTTCTTTTAATGCCTCGGTGTCGATAAGTCCTGACGCAATTGCCTTTGTTCATTCGGGGTTATACAACACAAACCGTACAATGTGTATTGGTCACATGCACAAAGCTATCAAGCCAATGAACC